CTAATGTTTATATGAATCAAATTTTGTATCTATACCTATGACATAGTAGGTTTTGTCTATCATCTTACCAACTACCCTACCTTTATTGGATAACCTAAACACCCAAAACTTGTCTCCTGACTCAAAATTACGATGACTGTTTACAAATTCTGTTGGACAATTTATATACTTAATTTCTCTATCTGGAATTTGTTCAAATCCTTGTTCTCTTTTCAACATCAATACATTGACAAAATTTTGTGATGACAAAGCCATAACTCTTTCTATAAATTTTGAATGTATTTCTTTATTGCTGAGCAAGTCATAACCGTTTTGATTCGTAATGAAAGAAAAGTTAAAAGTTATTTTTTCTATTTTGGGTGTTTTTAATGCTACTTCTTTCTTTTCGGAATTACTTTTTCTTAATTTCAAATTGTTGACTCACTTAAAATTTCTTCTTTAAAATAATTTTTTATAAGGTCAATACTTATTGGGCTACTTTGTTCCGTTTTCTTCCAAGGAAGCTCTTTGTGAGTTTGCTTTAACAAATCACTAGCTGACATATCCCCGTATGTTTCGTATACTGAATTCACAACAGTACTAATATCCGGATGGTTTTCTAATTCATTGTAATCTTTTAAAGCACTTTCTTCTAAAGTATCTGCACTCTCATCAACAATTGCTCGCATTCCATGATACTTTGAGTGTACCTTTGATACAGCTGGGCCATATTTCCAAGCTACTATGTCATCTGGGAACATCTTTTTTTCGTATGCCGCTAGGCTTACTCCTTGAACATAGTACAGAAGTTTCATAACTTTCATTTGTGTAATCGGTTCAACATTATCATCTAACTTCATGTCTGAAAAATTTTTTACACGAAACCAATTTACAACTTTTAATACATCGTTAGTAAATACTTCGTATTCCATGATAATCTCCTTTTAATCTATACATATACTTTTACCACAAATAGTGCAAAAAAACAACAACGACTAATCAATAGACCTATAGATATTATAAAAAAGCCCACGCCACAGCGGGGTTATTATTTTCTATACCTAAAGTAACTCATTGCACTGAAGCTCAATCCGATACAAATACCAAGCGCCATATTATGAATGATATAGCCGTATGATAATCCTATAAATAGCCCTAAAATAACACCTATTACTGCCTTCTTTTTCAAATTTTTCATAAATCTCATCCTATTCCGTGTATGATAATAATCTCGAATATATTATATAACAGTTAGGGCAATTATAAAATCGTACTAAAGTATGATTTTTGAAATAGACACAATAAGAAAATCCCGCCGAAGCGGGGTTGATTTTACGCTTTTGTTAATTTTTTAACTCGCTCTTTTATTAAATCTCTAGTTTTTCTGAACTCTTCTAAAATTTCTTCATTTGTTCCTTTTGCTCGAGCTGGGTCTTGTAAATCCCAATGTTCGTGCCTAACTCCTTTAGGAATCGTTGGACATTTATCTAATGCATCTCCACATAGAGTAATAATTAAATCACAACTATTAAAGTAATCTATATCAATAAGCTCAGATTTCTGTTGAGAAATATCAATATTCTCTTCTGCCATAACTTGTACAGCTCTTGAATTTAATCCATGAGTTTCTATACCTGCAGATTTAACTTCCCAGCCTTTTAATAATTTATGCCCATATCCTTCCGCAATTTGTGAGCGGCAAGAGTTCCCAGTACAAAGAAAGTAAATTTTTCTCATAATATATTCCCTTACTAAATTTTCTTAATATATTATACCTTAATTTATGATTTACCATAACAAAAAGCCCTGACCGAAGTCAGGTTTATTTATAATCGTTTATCACTAAATTCTAGAACTTCTACGATAAGTTACTCCTACTGTTTCCGTTGGCATAGCTGGAACTTCATCTATTTTTTCCTGATTAGTCAGGTTGTTACCTTTAACTTTATTAAGGCTTGGTAATTCAATGTATTTCCAGCTGAGTGAAGCAACAACTATCGATAATATTGAAGCTAATACAGCAAATACTATGAATGGAATACTGATTCCTATTTTTAACAAAGCAAAAGCAATAAGCTGTTGGATAGGAAATGCTACTAAATATACTCCATAAGACAAGTCGTTCTTCTTTATCCATTTAGGAGATGGAATCTTATTTGCAATAACAAACACTACAAATAATATAAAAGGAGCAGCATATTGATATCCAAAATTAGGAAAACTTATGATTATAAAGTAGGCTAAGATTAGTGAAACTATCCCACCGAATAAATTTAATCGCAAGTAATTTCTTAAAGTATATAAAAGCGAACCAGCCATAAAAACAGCAAATAATGGAACAAATAACTTAACATCAATCAAACCATTTCCACTCGCTTTAATTACTTCGGGTAAGTGGCTGGAAAGGAAACTTAAACATAACCAAAGAAATGCCATGAGTGGTATATAAATTTTTTTATATTTAATAATTAAAGAAACAATAATAACTATGATAATATAACAAAGGAATTCATTCCAAATCGTCCAAGTTGAACCATTCCAAGCTTTAGGATAAGGGTTTGTAGATAACGTAGTCCCAATTCCCCAACTTTTTATTGCCAACAAAGAATTACCCAAAAAATAACCTATAGGTGTAACTGGAGTTTCCCATAATTTAGCGATACTATCACCGTTTAAAAGTGTTACAAGGGGAGCAAATATAAATGCTGTTACGAATTGAATAGCAAGATAAGCTGGAAAGATGCGTGCAATACGTTTAATTAAGTATTGAGGTACACTATTTGAAAAAGCACTTGCTGTAATCAAATATCCACTAATCCCAAAAAAGATATAGACAGCCCAAGCTCCGACGCTTTTACCAAATAAATCAAGATTAACTTTATATCCGCCTAATGGAGCTGTATGCTCATAGACAACTAAAATTGCTAAAAATAGCCTGATAATATTTAAACTATTGTCTTTTTTTAATCCTTTTCCATCAAAAAAAATTCCAAAAATATTTTTCACAAAAATCTCCTTACTCAAATATTATCATATCATATTATAAAATTAATATCTATACACATTTAAATGAAAAAAAGCCTGCATTATGCAGGCTTTTTCCTTAGAGTTTATTCATATTCAATCGATGTTGTAATTCTCTGACAGAATCAGAAACTGGGCTAATAGTTCCATCTTGTGTTGTTCCAAGGTGTTTTTGCAATGCTTTGATAGTTCCTTGACCAAAGAGTCCATCTTGGCCAACTGCTAAGAATCTTTGCAATGCTTTGACCACGTTTGAACCTGTCAGTGATGAATCAAACTGTGCCGCATAAATATTTTGATTAAAGGTTTGTTTATACTGGTGACTGATTACTCCATCTTTACCAGCTGTATCAAAGTATTCTTGCAGTCGTTTAGCAGTCGCATTACCAAACTGACCGTCAAGATTTAAAGTAACCATTTGTGGCTTATCATCAGTATTTGCTGAACCTGAGCCAACGATTCGATAAAAGTGATGTGGTAAGCGAGTACTCATATAAGCATCATTTGTATCAATCGCAATTCCATTGTGAGTGTAAGAGCAGTGAATGAATGAGCCATTGCTTAGGAAAATACCCGTATGTCCGTCAGAGCCAGCCGAACCTCCTGGAGTGCCTGAGATAAAAATGTCCCCATGTTGCACTTCTCCTCGACTGATTTCTTTTAATTTTGTTCCTGACATTCCAAACAAGGTTTCAGTATTTCCCATTGAACCTGCTTCCATAAAACCACCAGCAATCATGGAAAAGAATACTGACGAGCTGCAATCATAACTATTTGGCCCCATTCGTGAGGTCATTGAGTAAGTAACTTTACCTTTACGAGCTTGCATCCAACCAATCATATTTTCAATACTTGGCATTATTCGCCTCCTTCTGTAAATTCATGGTCCATGTCTTTATAGATGTCCGGTTGGACTTCTACATTTGTTTTAACCAAACTTGCAGTATCATCACCAATGGTTAGACTTCCGATTGAAGTCAAGATTGATATTAAAGTTGCAAATCCTGCAATACTTAATGCTTGAACCCAATCTACACCAATTAGTCCTGTAGCTCCAGCTCCCAATGCACCAATCATCGCTTGTGCAAATGTTTTAATCGCACGTTCTACTAAGTCTTTAAAAAATGTTTTCATGTTCTTTCTCCTTCAAAATTTGGTTAAAAAATAAATAACAATTGAAATCCCAATACCAATCATATAGCCCCAAGCCCATTTGTTATTTGCTTTTATTTCTTTAATATCATCTGCATTATTCAAGGCTATTAAATGAGCCTGTTCAGCTTTCTCTCTGATTGACTCATAATTATCAAGCTTTGTTTCTATTCTGGCCAACCGTTCAAGAACTTCTTGCCATGCTTTTTCCTCCATTACTCCTTCTTTCTAATTTAATACTCTAGTACGTTTTGAAGTACATATTTTTTAGAGTTTGTAGATTCATTAGCTGATGTTCCAGTAATTTTATTATTTTGTAAATACAAATATTTTAATGTCATCGTTCCATCGGTTACTACCAAAGGAAACATTGTACCGACATCAGCAATATTTACTTGTTCTTTAGGGATGTAGAAAAAATGGTTATTGCCATTTTTAGTTGCACCAGTCATTCCTGAGCTGTAACTTGTAAAATGTAATATCCAGCCATTTGCACAATCACTAATTGATTTGCTTGGTGTGATAACTTGCCCTGCTTGCATCCAGTAAGCGCCGTTTGCAAGAACATTTTTAGTTCCGCTAGTAATTGTTCCAGTTACTTCTAAGTCTTTCACAGTCACTTTCCCAGAATTATCAGCCATTACAGTTTTTGACCAAGGGCTGAAAGTAGGAGTGCTGCCAGAACGAGAACGACTGTAAATTTGTGACACAGTTTTTGAATCATATACTATCAGTTCTTGAACTACTGAAGTCGTTGTCCCGCTGACTGTTAAATAGGCATATATAGTTGTACCAGAACGTTCAGAAGGTACATTAATAATATCTGTTCCTCCAGTAAGTCCTCCAATTCGGTAAGTACCAATATCAATTACATTATCCAAATCAGTTCCACTTGCTAGGTTACCTTTGTTTGCGATAACTTTATTTGATAAATCTGTCAGTTTAGAATCAGACTCTGTTTTTGAATAAGCTCCGACCTGAGAAGCTGTTACTGCATGCGGGTTAGCCTTATTGTTGACATGAGAATCAAAATCAGTTTTTGCCGCTTGTTGAATATTATCAACTTTATCAAGACCGATTTGTGTTGCAGTAACCTTATGTGGATTAGATATATCACTTGTATGAGAATCAAACTCTACTTTTGAAGCTTGTTTAACATTATCAACCTTATCGAGCCCTACTTGTGCAGCTGTAACTTTGTGAGGGTTGTTTTTATCTGCAAGATGCGAAGCAAGATTTGCATCGTTATCACCAATACCAGTTTCCATATGGTTCATACGATTGTCAGTAACAACCGCACCATTTTCGATATTCTCTTCTTCAGTTTTTAGTTCATCATACTTATTCCAGGTTTGTTTTTCGTAACTCATTATTTGCCAACCTCCGTAGATTTTTCTTGCTCGTAAGTTTCAACTAATACTGATAATTTAGCGTTATCAAACTCTAACTGAGTAATCTTAAATAGTAATTTGTTAATCAATTTTTCTGCATCAATTTCTTTATTCATGCTTCCTCCTCTTTAAAGTTTTGTTCTTCAATTTCTTTTATTTCTTCAAACTTCATATCAGTCAAAGTCAAGCGGTCATTTTCATACCCTCTCCTTTTACCCTTAATCTCCCATGTAAAAGGAAGGTTAGGAACAGATGATTGCACTGTGAAACTCGTTTTATCTCTAGATTTAATATAAACAAAACCTTCACTATAACTTTGCAAAAACACTTGATATTCATAATCTGTATTAATAACGTCAGAAAAATGTTCTTCTATAGGAACGATAACTGTACAATCTTCACCAGTTTCTGCTGTTCCGATATCGCCTAGATATGACTCAGCCGTTTCATAGGCTGGAGTTAATCTAAGCCCATCTCTTGTGACGTGAGCAGCATTTTTAGAACCAATTACACTTAAACTACCGTTAACACTAAGATTTCCGCCAATATTAGTAAATTGGCTAATTTTAACATTACTTAAAATGTTTAAAGCACTTGCTACAGCTGTTATTGCTCCATTGTTATCTCCTGATAGGTAAGTTGCATTACTTCCTATTTTAAAGCCAGTCACTCCCACTCTCAAATTAGGACGATTGTCACCACTAGATTGATATTCAAAGTTTGTTGGAGTATATGAAAGCGAATTATTATCCCCTGTTATTTGCAACCGATCTAATTCTGCAGAACATGACATAGTGTTCCCAACAGCAGAAAAATGCAAGAAATCTTTATCCGTTTTTTGACTATAAATGGATAAAGAGCCAGAATCAGAAACATCAAGTCGAACATTTCCTTCTTGCAAATTAATTAACGTGGTATAAAATTTAAAAATTTCTTTGCCATCGCTATTTCTTATCCAAGTAATTGCTCCGTTATCCTGAAGCATTGAAAAAACATCTCCCGCAGAAGTAATTTTAGAACCCTTGATTTTTACCCCTTCTATATCAACAGCTGTCAAAGTTCCAGTTGATATATTTGAAGCATTTAAATTAATGATATTTACATCTGAAGCATTGATTGTTCCAGCAGTTAGTTTTGAAGCACTCAAATTTCCAATCATTGCATCTTGAATAATGGCATCATCTATTCGAGTTTGATCAGTTAACCAAATTTTTGCACCCGTAATTTTTAACCACTCTTTACCATCCATTTCTTGTGATAAATTGATTGTTTTTACAATCTCATCAGAAGGAACAGAATTGTCGATTTTTTCTTGAATTTCATCAGATAATCTTGTAGAAGTAGTCATTACCCAATCGTAAGTTCCGTCCGCAAGTTTTGTATAAATCCATATTTCATCATCTGGGCCATTCTTTTTGAACCAAATATCTCCTTCTTTGGGATAAGGAGGTTCTTCTGTTCCGTCATAAACTGAATTTTTACCCGCTGCATCAACACGAGAATTAATCTCTTTAATAATTTGATTAAGCGGTGGGGAATAAGCTGAGACTGTTTGAGCTGAAGAGTTAGTATTAGCTGAACTAGTTGCTGTCAGTCCTCCCTTAAAAGTTAGGGTGTAACTTAAATTGGGAGTTTTAAACGGTGTGCCATCTCTATCAGTGAGTGTTAACCAATCGCCTGTTTCTAGTGCTGGATTCCCCCTCCAATTTAAAGTAAAAGGATAAAAGTTGATATTTTTTACTTTCTGATAAATATCATCAAGTAAACTTTGAGTCATTACTTTATTTTCTAAAACAATTTGTGGACCAGTATTACTACCCGCTAAATATGTGTCTTGTTCATTTCCACTTTCGCTTTGAACAGGTACTGTACAAGATATCCCACCTATTTTGTACATCAATTCATTTTTAGTTAGTCCCTTTTGAAAATATTCTGCTGGTGAAACTGCAAACTTAGGATCGATTAACTGCATGATTTCCAATTGATTTGTCCGGCTAAACCTTGCATAACCTGCTTCAAACTGAGCGATTAAACCTATTGCTTGTCTGAATGAATAACCCTCAGGTTTTCTTATTTTTTGGGTGCTAATCATTGAAAAGTTGGTTTCATTAATGACGGAACCGCTTTTGTTAGCAATCTCTAAAGCTATATCTCGAATAGAAGCAGGGTAGGTCAGTTCAGAAACATACTCATTTTCTAAAAAAACAAAACGATCACTCGCTTCAAGTGTCGTTTTATTTTCATTTCTATCTGGGTCACACTTAGTGACATAAAAAGTTCCAATGGAGACATATTCATAAACCGTTGGTTTATAATGAATCAATTTAGCATAACCCACTCTTGCACTCCCAACCTTTTCAGGAGGGATATTATCATAATGATAATCTGCATCATAAGTTGCTATTCCGATTTCTACAGTAACTTCCGTCAACTCTTTAACATTTTCAAGTATGGAACAAAACTCTATTTTTATAGAATTTGAAAACGTTGAACCTATTTGGAATGTTTCACCAGAAATAGAGCCACCACTGTATACCCAACTATTGATATCGTTTTTTGTAAAAACTTTATCGCCAACTTTTATTCGAGTCTCAAATCTTCGATTCTCTGCTTTCATAGCATTGTTAAAATCATCTGAGACAGTAAGCATTTCTTATCCTCCTATTTTTCTATCAGGTTTACAGATAAGTTTTCCCACTTCATTGCTTTAAACTTATCATTCCATGAGTAAGAAGGCATTGTAGAATCCCCAGCATAAAAAGTTTTACTTCTTTGTCTTCCGATTTGTGGGTCTGGATAGATTACTACGAAGAACGGTTGATTAATTCTTTGCAAAATATCAGACACTTCCGAGTCACTTAACGGTCCCCATTTAATGTTTAATTTAGTTTTTTGAGCAATGACATCTCTTACCATTTCTCCATTTGCGTTTCTCCCTGAGGAATCAGCGTCAATTGTTGAAATACTGACGCTAAATTCTTTAGGAGTTTTTACCGTCACTCCATTAAATTGTAATTTGGTAGACATAATCCCTCCTTCTAAATGTTAAGCTCAGTGTACCCAAGCTGTTGATGATATTTGTTGATTTCTGAAACTGCAATTCGTCCAAACTCTCTGCCTCCGATATTTATCACAATATCTCCATTTGAAGTTTGGCTCGTTTGTGCTCCTAAAGATTGAACAAGCAACATGATGGCACTTGTTAATGAACCATTCATATTTGCCAAACCATAGTTTGAAACATCTTGACCTCCACCAAAGCTTCCAGAATTGCTGTAATCAGTTGGTTTGTCTGTGAACATTTCAGGCAATTGCAAAGTTTCAAATGATTTGAAATCGCTGATAGAATTATATGGATTATATTTAGCAGGAACAACCATTTCTCCTTCATGAATCATTGCTAACTGATCTTCAGGAACATATGGCGTACCTTTTGCATAACCGTGTCCATGCCCAATCACTTGAAGCATACCAGGGTCACCGTAACGCCCCATTGCATAATGAATTGCAGCAAGTGCATTGTCATATCCGTTAAAGATATTTCCATGTCCTGGGAATTTATTTGCATTGAATGTGGCCGAGATAGTTTGTAACAATCCTTTAGCCAAGTCGCCACTCAAAGTATTCACATCTGTATATCCACCCTGAACAGCTTTCTCATTACCTCCTGATTCACTTTGTACTTGCCTTAACCAAGCATTGACATAGTTTTCAGAAGTTGATACACCGTTCATTGATAGAGCTTTTTTAATAACTGGTCGCCAACGTTCAACACCAGTACCTGATGGGCTTTCTGAGCCTTCTGAGAATGCCTTTTCAATCATTCCCATCGCTCCATTAGCTATAGTAGATATCCCACCAGTCGCAATAGATAACGCAGGTTCAACTGCTTGAGAAAGATTAGTAAACTTGCTTATTGCGATGTTTAAAATCTTTTCTGGATGAGTGGCATAGTCCCAAATATCACCAACCATTTCTTTGGCTTGATTCCATTTTTCGCCCATCCAATCACCGATACCATTTGCATAAGCAGGCATTCCTGACATTGCTTTTGCAGTTTTAGCACCACTTAATACTTGGGTTCCTTTTGGCAAATCAACCATAAGATTTCTCACTTTAGGGAATAAACCAGTTTTACCATCGGGTGTTCGATACATTTCTTGCCATTGACTCCCTGAGCCATCATTTACTAATGCTGGTCCTCCTGGGTGCCCGTCAGTACCGTTAGCATATCTTGGTACACTCCAGTGACCTAATCTATTACCTGAACCAACTTTACCAAGAACCCAGTTAATCCCGTCAATGACTCCGTTAACGGCACCTCCAATGACCCCAGCAATACCATTACCAATTGCGGCTGCACCTCTTTTGACTGCATTTACTCCATTTTCAAGACCTGAGCCAATCTTTCTTCCCATATCGGAAGCCCACGAAGCAACACTGTCAAATGCACTTTTGGCTGTAGATTTAATAGAGTTTGCGTAACCACCCATTCTATCTTTCATATTAGACCATGCGTTTGAAGCGTTGTTGGCAGCATTGCTGGCAGCATTTGAAACAGAACTTCTTACATTTTCCCAAGTGGTTGAGGTGCCGCTCTTTATCTCATTCCACTTACTTGATACTTTCGAACCAATAGAATCCGCTGCACTGTGTACCGCTGTTTTAGTATCATTCCATTTTGAAGAAGTCCAATTTTTTACATTGTCCCAAGCACCTGATGTCCCTTTTTTAACTTCAGACCATTTTGTAGAAACTTTTGTACCGATGGAGTCAGCAGTATCGCTTATGGATTTTTTGGCATCATTCCATTTATCAGATGTCCATTTTTTGACATTATCCCAAGTATCTGATGTTGTCTTAGATATATCAGACCATCTATCACTAACCCATTTCTTAGCACCGTCTACCGCACCACCTATAGCATTACTGATATTCCCCCAAATAGCTTTTGAAGTGTCCAGTATCTCTTGTGTTTTATCAGAAATAGTTTTTTTAATATCTCCCCAAATTCCACCAATTAATTCTGAAACGCCACCAATGAGGCTTGATATTCCATTTAATAGACCTTGGATTAAGAAACTTCCTATTTCAGCAAATACAGTAGAGGGTGAATGAATTCCAAATAATGATTTAACACCATTTACTATTGGATCCACAAGATTTTCTTGCAACCATGCACCAATGTTTTTTAAACTATCTCCAATACCTTTGAGTAAGCCGTCAATGAGATCTGTTCCCATTTTTATTGCGGATTGTAAAAAGTTTTTATTTTTGGCCAACCAGTCACCTAAGCCATTTAGGACGTCGGCTATATTTTGCAACCCATCAACTATATTTGTACCAACCCATTTACCAAGAGGTTGCAAGAATTTTTCCCAAAACCATATAAATAAAGGTTTTAAAACCTCAATTACACCATTAATAACTTTTAAGGCACCAGCTAAAGCATCAAGAAATACAGGAAGCACATCTTCTATTGTAAATTTAGCAAGTGGTAACAAAACATTCTTGTATAACCACTCTAAACCAGCACCGATATTATCAGTGAGGGGTTCTAAGTTCTTTAATAGCTTCTCTATACCCTTAAGAAGTGGAGAAAAGTCTAATGTTTTTGCCCACTCTGCTCCTGCTTTTGTCATATTATTAAGATGGCCAAGTAATCCATTCACAATTTTTAAAATATCAGAAAATATTTTCTTACCGGTTCCGGCTTCATCCCATGCTTTTTTAAACTGACCTGCTAGGTTACCTATTCCTTTAAAAAGATTCGTGAATATTTCTAAGATATTAGCCGCAATTTCTTCACCAGTTCCATCATTCCACGCTTCTCTAAATGATTTAGCGATTGAATGAAGTAATTCTAGTATTCTGTTCAACCCATCAAATAGCGATTGGATTAAGGCGGTTCCTCTACCATCTTCGTTCCAGGCATCTTTAAATGCTTTAGCTATATCACCAACGATGTTAAACGCATCCGCAAGTAAAATTAATATATTTTCAATGAATTTTTGGCCAGTACCATTTGTCCAGACTTCCATAAAGGTTTTTCCGATAGCACTTGCTAAACCGATAACTTCTCCAAGTGCATATTTCCACGCATCAATAACCTTTTGACCTTGGTTTTTCCATGCATCTTGGAAAGGCTTGAAGAAGTCTTTAAGTAAGGCTTGCATATCTTTCATCCATTTAGGAGTTGAATAATTACCAGTAGCAGCCCCAAAATCAATACCTGGAGCTTTTGTATCTTTATTTTTGTCAGTGTCATCATCGGTTTTATCTTGCAAACCAATACGATTAATCTCGTCAAAGCCCATAAGTGAACGTTGAAGTTTATCGACCTTGTCTTTCGCCTTAGTCGCTGATGAACCTGTATCATTCATTGCTTGGACGTTATTATATAAACCACTTGCGCCTTGTTTGGCAGCTTGATAAGTAGTCCCAAATAATCCAGCAATAAACGAAGCTAATTGACCAGTTAATGTGGCAATTGCGCTCATCATTGCATTGATGGCAGGTAGAATCGCATTATAAACTGGATAGAATGCGGTCATCAAGTTGACTTTAATCTGATTAAGTGAATTAGAAAACTGATCGTTTGTCTTCAATGCACTCATCATTCCGCCTGCTAATTTACTTATTGCTCCACCAATTAATTGATAAACAATTAATGAAGGCAACAAATATTTCATAGACTGAAGAAATGCATTGTTACCCATAGACATGCTACGAGTACCTTGTGTGACTTTATTTGAATTTCTCGAAAAGAGATTTCCGAATTTATCCAATATCCCAAATGAATTTTTCAATCCATTTCCAATTCCTCCAGCACCGTGAGAAATGGAGTTTGACATACGGTTAAATACTCCGCCATATTTAGAAACAGCACGTTCAGATTGTTTCAATCCTGATCCTGTCATACTAGCTCCAGCTGCAGCTGTTCCAGTTGCCATTGACGATTGACTAAGAACTGAATTAATTCGTCCTATCGCTTTTCTTAATGATTCTGCACGCTCTTCTGTTCTTTGATATTCCTTTTGCAGAACATCATTACTGCTTGCTAGCTTCTGCATTTTGTCAGACTGTGCTTGCATTTTTTGAGCAGTTTTCAATGAATCAGGAGTATCAACATTTTTAAAGCCTTTGTCAAAACTTCCGACTGGTTTTAGTTGATATTGATATTCCTTTTGTAAAGCTCGAACACTTTCACGCATTGTATAATACTTAGCTTCATTGGCATCCATTACTTTTGCAATTCGCTCTAAAGACGAAGGGACTGCATCAAACTCAGTCTTCATTGATCTAGCAAGACTTTTTGCTTGGTCTTGGTATTTAACCATTGATGCCTGGGCCCGTGCAATCTGGTCATCATATTTGACTGTTTGCCCACCATCTCCTTTTGCTGAAGAACTTTGACGCTGTGATTTTAGATAAGCCACTTTTTCTTGAGCGGCTTTAGCTTGACCCATTTTTGCATTAATTTCATTTAGCATGGCATCAATTTCTTTTGATACTTTAGGACGTGCTTTCTTAAATCCAGTAGATAAATTATCTCCAATACTTTCTGATGATTTCTTAGAAGAACTTTCAAGATGACTCATCATCTTTTCAAAAGTCTGATTCATTTTTTCTAACTGTTTGCCAAATTGTGTTGCACCTTTATCAATATTCAGATTATCTTCGGCCTTTTTCATAGACTTGCCCGTGATATTTTGAATTTTTGACATAGCAGATTCAATATTTGGCATTATTTTATCCAAAGACGCTTGAACTCTGGCTGTATTGACGTCTAATAAAACTTCCAAGGTTTCTAATTCCATATTTCTCACCTCCTTTTCTATTCAATATTTTTTAATTTGTCTTTTGACTTTTTCTTTTACGAGTTTCCTGAATTAACATTGCATTTTGTCGCATGATTTCTTGGTCAGTAAGCATCGCTTTTTTCTTTTCTTCTTCCTCAGATACAGCTTGCACTACTTCTTCCTTGAGTTGATTCAAGAAAGGGTAGGCTTCTTCATATTTAGGGAAATTCTTTGGATCATTGAAAGCATAGATACCAAGCCTTTGTTGAGTATAATCAAACATCGCTTTTTCTTTTAGCTCGTTCTCATGCCTTTTTTTATTTGCTTCAACTTGGACCATAATTTCATCAAAAGTCATCGCCCAAAAATCTGTAGAAGAAATACCAGCTTCGACTGCCTGAGGGTATAAATCCTCAAGCATGCTGGATAAATTATTGTAGGTTTTTACAGAATGCTGTCTTCCTCTACTGGTTCGCTGTCCAGAGATACCCCATTTGTCGCCTCTTTCTCCGTTTTCTTGTTTCCGAAAAAACCTGATTCTTCAAGTAATTCATTGATTGTGGCAAATAAATCTAAAGTTGAATGTCCTTCTTCCACATAGCGCCCAAAAGCAGCGACAATATCACTTTCAGATACATTGCTTGTTTGATTAGCACCTTGTAATACAATTAGCAATTTGTTTGTGGCTGGGATTTTCGCTTCTCCTTGACCTTTCAAGAACAGACCAACAATTGATTCATCCAAGCGTTTTTCAATTGAAAGAATTGAGTTTCCGTCCAAGCGCAATTGAAGATTCAAGCCACCAAATTCAAATTGTTTTGTGTTAGGCATTTTTACGATATTTCCTTTTGTCATTTTTGTTTCTCCGATTTCTATATTTATAAAAAATAAAAAGGCTAGCCACTCTGACTAACCTTTAATTGCTAAATTATTGACCACCACCAGCTGGTGTAGATACTGGTGTAAAGTCAGGACCTGCCGAAACAACCACTACCAAGTTAAATCCAAGTGCTTGGTTGACTTCAACACCATCAAATTTATATGATGGTTGTCCTGTGAATGTAACTTTCAAGCCATCAGAGTACGTTACAGTCCAATCGACTGATTTACCAGTTTTGACCAAAGTATCAATATCTTTAAAGTTATCACCTTGATAAATGATTGCGAATTCCATATTGTCAGTGTCTTGAATACCTGCAATATAAGCTTTTTTGTCTGAACCCAAGTGAGTAACATCCACTTTTTCAGGGTCAGCTCCCATTGCTGGGATAGATTTTACCGCTGCAATTGTTTTTGTTGTAGAACCATCTTTATAAGAAAGCACAGCTCCTTTTGATAATAGACCTGCAAATGTTGTCATGTTTATTTCCTCCTATTTTGAATAAACGTATTTTGTTTTATTATCCACGATTGCGGATAGTTCAATAATGACACGCTTCAAGTCTGCTGTATTAGCATCTCTTTTTGTGCCTGTGAAACCAATATCACCAAATTGCTCGATGACATTATTAACGATAGTAGTCAAACTACTTTTAGAATATAATTCAATTGTAATTGACCATTTTGTTTGAAGTTCCTCTCCACTTCCATCTACAAAATGTGGCGTATTAACCGTTCTGTAGATAGCTGTAGGAAAGTCATTCCATGTTGACGGATAATCAGGTGCTACTTTTTTAATCTCAGATATACCATTTAAAATGGAAAAAGTAGCAACTTTAATATTTACTCTTTCCATTATTTAAGCTCCCTCAATTTCTTTTGGACATGCTCTTTGTATATCTCAGGTATTTGCGGAAGTATTTCTTTCAATGATGGATATAAGAAAGGTCTTGCTGGTTGACCACTTGTGATGTAAAATTCTTTGCCTTGGATGGTAATCTTAGGCATGCCATAGATTTCATTCAAATCAATACCAACTTCCTCAGCTGGGATGAACCAACGAGTTTGAGTATAAACTGGGTTAACACCTTCTGGTAAATCTTTAGAACTTGCTTGCCCATTTGGACCAGTACCAAACTCACGATAAATGGCTTGAGCTTTATCCGACCAAACACGCCCAACTATTTTACCTTCAGCATTTTCTACAACCTCAGTCTTTAAACTTCCAATCAATTCTCCAGAACTAAATTTCATACTAGAAGCTATTCTTAATTCTGCTGCAGAACGAACCAACTCAGTAATTTCATAAGTCGCTTCATTCGCTGCATCATTTAAGATTTTAGGCATCGCATTAATTTTTCTTTTAAGCCTGTCCAATCCTTTAATTTCAACTCCCAATGTCATCGTTCCTTTCTAACATCACATTGATGTGTGTAGAATAAGGTTGAATCGACTTGATTTTATAATCAGGGTCACTATCCTTATCAACATATAAGCAGATGCCACTGTTTTCATCTCTGCCTTCTTTTAACTCATTGCCTTGATATTTACATGATTTCATACTTGAAAGCTTTGAACCGTAAATTGTGGCATTGACAGCACCGCTTGCGGACTGAACATTCATTTCAAGTGCAATTGGAGCAAGATAGCTAACTTGATCGTTCCCCTCTTCATCTTGCGTGTTGTTTGGATCTATCCTTTTCAAATAAACCGTTCTTAAGTCACGTTTCATCAGGCGCATAAAAACTAACCACCTTTCCGAGTCTGTAACGATTCAAGCCACGCTGGATATTTAAAGGGATATCTTCAACAAAGGACTGAGAAACGCCACCTTCTGAACGACTAGACTCTCCCTCTGTACTCTCACGATTAAAAGCAACTGTGGCCAGTTGACGAGCATACAACCACATTGAATCTAACATCTTATCCTGATTCGTATAATCAAGGACGAGAATAACCGCATCCTCAATTAAACCATTAGCTTTATTGTCGTCAACGCCCAAATCAGTTTTCAAACGTTCAATTGCTTTAGTTTTTGGTTCGTCATTCTCATCCATAGATTATTACTCCTTATTCTCCACCAGTTCCACCTTGGACAACTGTTTGAGGTGTCCAAAGTTTATGTTTAAATTGAACGATACGAACATTTTTATTTTCGTAAACACGTTCCCAGTTTGCCCCTGTTGATAATTCAGCATTCGTTGGAGAATCCCCAGCAACCGATTTGTCAGTGAATTTAACTCCACGAGGGTGCAACAAGAAGTGTTGACGGTTGATGAGAATATCATCTCCTGCCAATGAGTCACGGTCAGTTTCTGTTGGTACAGGAGCAGCTCCGTTACCAAGCCCAATTGCACCAGCCCCAAAGATGTAAGAAGTGAAAACATCTCCATCTACTGGCATACCGTCATCAACAATGACACGTTTACCCATGTATGTAGGAATTGGTTTATTCTCTGAATCCAAAGAAAATTCAATCAAGTTTTGTTTACGCAAGTTGGCATAGACTTGAGAATGTACCCCGATTGCAGTAAGTTTTTCTTCTGCATCGCCCAATTTGTATGAAGCATCAAGGAAAGTTTCACCAGTAAATGCTGCTGCATTACCAGTTAATGTTGAGATATCAAGAGCATTGCCTGACATTTTAGTTCCTGTGGCTGCATAGATACCTTTAAGAATTGAAAGCAAAGTAACTTGTTGACGACGAGCCCAGTAAGCAGCTACCAAATCACCAATAGCACGCATTGGGTCATCACCAGACAATGCTTTAGCTAAGTCATTTGATTTCCATGCTTTACCACGCATCAAGAGAGCAGCAACGTCTTTGCTGGCTGTGATTTTATCAGTTGAAAGTGAGTCAGTATCAGAAAGTACTTCATCATCACCAGACAAGTCTTGCCAAAATGGCATATTAATTAATCGACCACCAGCGGTTGCAAGTGCATCGAGTTCAGGATCTTTTACTACAATTCCTGATTGATATAAAGCAGAAAGTTCAGCAGTACGTTCAATAACATATTTGTTAAATACTTCAGGTACGATAACATCTGCAATTTTTGTTTTATCTGCAAATTTTTGCAAATCAAATTTAATGAGTTTGTGTTCCATTTTTATTCCTCTATTTCTATTTTTTGTTTGCTAAAGCTTGTAAAGTCTTAGCTTTTTCTGGTTCTTCTAGGAAAAGTCGACCTTGCTCGGTTAAGTTGAAAGTCTCTTTTGCAAAAGGATTGTTTGAAATGCCTTTTCCGTCACTTCCAAGTGGAGTATCAACAGAAGCTTTGAGTTTTTCATTAACTGCTGCTTCTAAGGCTTTATCCCATTCAGCTTTGAAAGATTTGACATCTTTAATAGCTTCCTCAGCAGTATTACCTTGAATACGAGCAGCGAAAGCACTTGGAATACCAATTTCTTGAAGTTGTTTGCCTTTTTCTACAAGCAACTGTTCTTGACGAAAGACAGCTTTTTCTTTTTCAAAGTCATCTTTTTCTTTTTGAATCAGCGCTTGTTGGCGTTCTTCTTCCGAAAGTTTTGCAAGGCGAGCAGCTTCATTTTTTTCTTCTTCAAGTTTTTCTTGCCAACGAGAATGACGAGCGTTAACAATAGAGTCAACCTCAGTATTATCTTTAAGACCAAACTTTTCTTTGATTGCTGCAACTTGTTCATCAGTCAAACTGTCAGCATTGAATTCGGGAGTTTCAGGGTCTGCAGGTCCCTGTGGGTCTCCTTCTTCTGCAAAGCGTTGTAAGTTGAACTTAAGTAATTTTTCAATCATGTTATTAATCCTTTCCAATTGCTTTTTAAGTGGTTCAATGCTTGCACTTCCGAAGCTTTTAATGTCGTCACGCTTGGACATAAGAAAAAACCGTGGAATCCCAAGGGCTTAAAAGTTATTTGCTATAATTAAATTACTGGCTCATTTGCCTAGTATATATTAGAGAGGAGAGTTAAATGTCTTTTAGAATTACACATATTCGAATGGCAGAAGGATATACTGCACTACCAGAAAAGATAACTCATGTTCGTCTACAAGATGGCAAGGTAGAAACTGTTGAAGAGGTTGTAAAATGGATTGATCATCCTTTTGAATACTACTATTTCACAGAATCCGATGGTTCCAAAGCAATTGTAGAAACAGTTCATCCAGCAGGCCGAGACCCATACATTCGTACTGCAAAAAATGACTCTATTTTGGATAATTTACTAAGCTTGCCTAAATTTTAAAGTTCTTTCCCACTACTTTCTGGTAGTGGGACTTTATATTTAAAAGTCACTTCCACTTCTAAGCAATCATTTAACTCTTTATTCGATTGACTCCACTCTTTTATTTGATACTTTTCATCATTTAGTAATTCTAATATTTTTTCTTTATAATCCATTCTGCCCTCCTTTGAGCATAAGAAAAGCGCCTGTCAGTGACAAACGCTTTGTGTATTTAAGTAGTTGTTATTTCACGCATAACTGCGAGATATTAGATCACCTCATTTGCTACTTTTAAAATCAAAATCTGGATGCATTGATTTTAATTTATCCATCCATTCGTTGTAAGTTGTACTTCCTTTAATATCAAATGTTTTACCAGTGATAGGGTCAAGTGCTTTGCGAGGTATGTTATTGAGTCGTTCTGAATACATTGAAGCAACTGAGCGACACCAAGGATGAAAAGGTGGATATGTACCTTCTGCACCATTTACAACCGCTTCAGATACTAGAAAAACTTTATGGTCTTTATGATGACAAATTTGCGATGTTCTCAAATCTAAGATAGCAATGATTTGATATTTCTCAACGCCATTGTTTTTCCACGATTTGAGCTTTGCTTGGTTCGCCATATAATTCGCTTCAGTACGAATCAAACGCCTAGCAACGTTAATTGAGCGGTCAAATTCACTAGCAATTGCCTTTGACATCTGAAATTCACTCATTCCAGTTAAAGCTTCAACCGTGAATAGCTGTTCTAATCGTTTGGCTAAGGCTTCAGTATCTCCCCATAGTCTTTTAGAGTAATTACTTCCTAGCCAGTGGCTATCAAGAATGTTTTCCACAGATTTAGTAGATAGTTCTTTGAACTTATAGTCTTTTTTATTCCAGACTTCTTTAACAACACCATCCTTAGCATTTTCTTGAGCTTCACGAATAATCGTTTCAGCGGCAGTTTCTTTGTAAGCTTCATCTATCGTGTCAACATAAAAAGATGTCTGCTTATCAAGCTGGACATCCGCAATTTGTTTTGTTACTAGATAAGACTTTGCTTTTAAATCTTCTGCACGAGTAATTCTTGATTTAAGCGCTAGTCCTGTGAGCCGCTTTTTAGCTTCTCTTTGCAAGTCAGGGTTGCTGATATCTTTAGCTAATCTTCTAAGCTCAACTAATTCAGAAACAGGAACAGTTTCATTAAGCATTCTTTTTGCTTCATCATCTGTCAGTTCCGTTTGCTGCTTAGTTCTACTAAATAATTTAGCAATCTGTTTCGTTAAATATGATTGAGCTTGTTTGTATGCCTGTGCTACGACTTCCTCAAGCTGTTTAGCACCGTCATTTACTTTCTTTTCGGCTTTAATTGCTCTCTTTTGCCAGTAGTCAGACATAGTAACCTCCTAGATATTTAATTCATTGTAGCCAGTAATTAATTTACCGGCTTTGATATTTTTAGCTGAAATATTATCAATTTTTATATCGCCAGTTTCCTCTACGATTTCATATGCCTTTTCAAAAATATCAGGCTTGCATGGATAGAACTCACCATTTACACCTTTGATAATATAGTCACCATCGGTCAACTTCATTTCTCCTTCAAGTGTTCTGATGTAGCAATTACGTTTGTCTGATGCATAATGCTCTTGATAATCAGCAAAATACTTCCCAGCAAAATCTTTCGCTTCGTTGATAGACTCAGGATTATTTAAATAAAACCGTACAACATCAACAACTACAGGTTTTTTACGTGCTTTCATTTTCATTCCTCTACTTTCACATTATCTGGATACTGTTCAGCTATTGAAATTATTCCATCATGAAGTATTTTAAGGCTTGCTAGTTCTTTATCTGTTGGATCAAGTATAAAATATCCTTCATCACGCTCAAAAGTCTTACCAAATGATAACAAAGCATTGGTGACTGTGATATATAAGGCAGAAACCCCAGCACATACAATATCATTACCGATATTTGCAAAGCCTGCATGGCCTGTCACTTGATACCAATAAATTTGGTTATTTTTCTTTTTGAATTTAGCTGTAATCATTTAGCTTTTTTTGTTTTTGCTACTGGTTTTTTGACTACTTTCTTTTTGGTAGTAGCTGTTTTAGAAGAAGTTTTTGTCTTAGTTTTAGTTACTTTAGGGGTTTTTGCTGCTTTAGCATTAGTTTTTTGAGTTTTGTTTTTTGTTGTTTTTGTTTTGGCCATTCTCTTGGTCTCCTTTTTGGTCTGTCTGATTACCAGACTGTTTATTGTTTTTATCTTGATTTTATTCCTCATTTTCATCAGGTGGATCATCAAGATTAGAGTGGCTGTCTTCTGACTGAACGCCCATAGCTTTCTTATTCATTTCGATAGCATCTTCTTTTTCCTCTTGTAACTGTTCAAGAACTTCATCGACATTATCAATATCTGGAAGCCATGAAAGCAAGACTTTAAGAGGTAGAATTCCTGCTTGGTGTGCCTGAACGATTTGATTAATAATATCAGTTGTATTGATTGGTAAATTAGGTTTGAGATTAATCTTAATACCATCAATATCAACATTGTTATTGCTTATTTCTAAATAATTTGCAAAGAGAATCAAACGTTGTCTGAGACCTTTTATCATATACCGCTCTTTAACTGACATAAGCTGTAGCAATCCAAAGAGTTTGTACTTCATTGCCTCGCCTGAAACGTTTCCTGAGAAGTTTTTATCATTCATATTAGGCACATAAGTCACTTTATGGATATCTTCGAGGAACGAATCTCGTAATATAGCTACTGAACTCTCGTCCATTGTTTTTGTTAGATAACTTGCATCTGCTTCAGTTGGTGTTGCATCAGTCTGTAGTATTTTTTCAGAAGCTAACCTTGCTCCATCTCCGTCCTTGAGAGTAAACCCGCGGATGAAAAGTATTGCATCCACAAAGGCCTCTTTGTCATTTAAACGGTCAGATTGAAGCGAGTTATAAGCATCAATTAAACTAATTGCTTGCTCAAAATCTCCTTGTCGTTCTTCGTTATTTCGATATTCAATAACAGGTACTGCCTTAAAATAATGCGGAAGTGCTTTGATTAATTGATAATCTCCGAAACCAATTGAAGCAGCTCTATATGTTATCACCCAATTATCGTTATAATATTTGACAAGATAGTGATCAATAGCTCCTTGCAAGTTATATACCTTTTGATAATGGACTGCAAATAAAGGATTTGCATCAATCGTATCATCTGTAACAAGAAAGATTCCTCTTGGATCAATACATTTAATATCAGCAAATGTTTTACCTGTTTGTTTATCTTCATTCAAGTAAATTAGCTCGTAGGCAATGCCAAATACTGACAAATCTTTTTCTAGTTCAGTATCATGAGATACAATATCAACTTTTGTATAAGCGTCAAGGATAGATTTAATATCATCGCTGCTTGTATAAGCGACTGGATTACCAACCATAAAACCAACATTCATATCAGTTACATACTTTGCGTGATTGACAACAACCTTATTATTAGGTGCTGCATCATTATCTTTTGTTCGCTTTAAAATGTCTTGCTTGCCATCATAATAATCAGATAGTTTGTCTAATCTCCCTATAAGACTTAAATGTTGAGAGATGCAATAATTTAGCAGTTCCGGAGTTGGACTATTTAAATTCCCTGCCATCTCTCTATTTATTTTAATTGCCATGTTTCTCCTTTAATAAAAACCAAAGCTTGCTTTAGAAGCAATCGTGGTCTTAACGTTTCTCATATCTTCACTAAAAGCATACCTTGTAGCATCTATCGTATGGTTATCCTTATCTTCTAGCCTTGGCTTAGGGTTACCATCTTTATCTACTTGATAGTCTATATTTTCAAACTCCCAAGCTATTTTAGGAGTTCTTCGTGGGTCAATACAGATAAAGTCTAAATCATCAAGCCATTGTTCGCCATATTCAACACTATCAGGTCCTTTTTTAACACCTTTAATGTGTGGAACGTTGTGTTCGGTCTTAAGTTCAGCTATGCTCTTAGGTTCAGCAGAATCAGCAAATATTGTATCACTAGAATATTTTTTCTTGTGCAACCATTTCCCATACTCTCTATTACTTATTTTTTGACCATAAAGTTCATCAATTGCATATATTCCATTCTTTTTCTTGTCGTATTGCCACCTTACATGAGCTAGTGGGTCAGTAGCATAACCAAAGTCAACTGCATTGCGGATATTATCAAAGTTTGCAACCATATCATCACTAATTGAACCAGGCACAACTTGTAAATTATCAAACGGTACAACTCCAGAACCAATTGCTTTTCCTAAATATTCCCAGTCATAGCGTCTTTCGCTTCTAGCTTTAGTTGCTTCAGCTTCCTCTATGAACTCTTTGGAAATAAACGGGTTATCATGATAAGTAGAATGATGAACAAAAGTATTAGCTGGTTGAAATGATGATTCATATTTCTTATTCACCCATGATTGTTTACGCTTTGGTGGGTTATATGAATAGAAAAACTTATAAAAAAGACCATCATCTAATTCCCCACGTAGAAGTGAGTTAGTGATAGTTGTTACTTCATCTTCGCTTTTAAATTCTGCTAACTCTTCAATCCAACCAATTGCAAAAGGAAACTTACTATCTTTTAATGACTTAATTCGTTCAGGGTTTTGCGCCCCTCGGAATATCATATAGTTTCCACGTGGAATATAAGTAATTCTCAATGGTGACTTATTGAACTTAAATAAATGAGTCACGCCCTGTTCTTCGATAGCCCACTTCATTTGCTCATAGATTGACTGCTCTAACGTATTATCAACATAACGAATACCAACTGCATTAACCGCATATCTCATTAACAATTGAGTAATAATATGTGCAATGTCAGATGATTTACCTGAACCACGCCCACCTTTTTCAACAATATTTAAGATATTACTATTTAAAGCAGCTCGCCAAGTAGATGCAAATGCTTTAGGAATGAACTCAGATAATTTAGCCATCGTCATCACCTAAGTCATCAACGAACACAGGAGTTTCAGTCACTTCTATTTGTTGTTTGTCAATAAATGCTGCATTAATTTTATAGAAGTGTTCTAATGCTTGATTTCTCTCTTTAAAACCTGCTGAATACTCACTCACTTCACGCTCAATAATTTCATTTGTTTCAGGATCACGTAGCACTTTTTCAAATCGCTGTGGTTCTCCCTTTGCAATAGAAGCTGTAATAGCTAAGGCTTCTTCCATTGTCAAATGGCGCTCCAGTTGAATCTCTTTCAGCTTATTTTTGATATACTCAGAGACTTTTCCACCTTTTTCCACCAATTTCTCTTGAGCATTTTTAGCATAATTCTCTTTGTATCCTGCTTTTAAAGCTGATTGATAAGCATTACCTGTGATGATGTACTCATCAGCAAATGCTTGTTGCTTAAGATTTAATTTACTCATTTTCAACCACCTTTCTCCAACAATAAAAGGCTGCCCACTGGACAACCTGTAATAAAATATAATAATTTGGTTACTCGCTAATACCATTCATAGCTTTAAATCTTTCAAAAGCTTCCGAATCTTGAAGCAACTTGAAATACTCGATTTCTCTTTCTGCATTCAATTCCATGAGCCTGTTCTGATTATTATTTTGTACTTTGTTGATCAAGTTACTTGTTAAATTTGTAAGAGGCTCCCCAATTCCTTTTTTATAATTAAACCCTAATGTTTGAAGGACCATTAAAGTATCTAGTGATAATAGTGGTTCCAATGCCTCAATACTCTTAATGTTATTTTTGAATTCTTCTTCATCACCAGATGCTTTACCCATAAAATTTTTTATAGCTGGTAATACTGTTTGAACCACAAAATCCAAATCTGATTTTTTTAATTTTTGAGTAACAAGTTCTTCTTCATAGGATTTAGCAATAAGCTCTAATTCTTGCTTTTCATCCAACAACTCATGAACTAAGTCTTGCATCTCTGCAATTACTTTATCTTTATCATGCTCCGATTTAACTGCCTTTATCTTTCCGAATACTGCGGATGCTGTATTCTTAGCAGTTACTTCTGCTAGCCTAACTCCTAATTGAACAATGATAGGGTCATTAATATCCATAATATTTTCTCCTTTATTCTCACTATTATCAGTATAGCAAAAATATGGAATAACAGGGATAGAAACCTGAATAAACTTTTTCATAATATTCACCTCAATATAAAAATAGCCAGCGTAAACTGACTAATAAATAATTTAAATATTTTTCCATGCACCGGTATTATGCCAATACAATCGAATAGCAAGTCAGGGAGTCGAACCCTGAGAGAAACCATTCTTGCTACCAAAAGGTTAATTAAACCTACTGACCTTATTATTTACCATTCGTAAATGATGGGAATTTATTAATCATTGCATGATATTCATCTCCACTGACATCATCATGAATAGGTTTAATCTTACCAGTTTTTTCCATTAAATTAAGTTTATTATAAATTAAGTTATCATCGCCAGTCCCTCCACCAACGATACAACGTCCATTATAAAGAAAACCAGCTGTTCCTTTTGAGCCTCCACTTACAACATTAAATTTAATCATTTCATCTTCTCCTTTATTATCATTATTATCATTTTTGTAAAACAAGTTATACCAATAACGTGCTTGTATAGCTCTTGCCGGTTGATCGGGATTAAGCGGTCTTTCGTAATATTTAATGAATATATTTGCCAAATCTTCGGGGGTTTGTGTACTCTTAGTAAATTGTGCAAATGTCATGTTCGGATTATAAAATTGTTGACTATTTGCCACTTCCCATTCAAGTCGTTTACATTGAGAAATCACATCTTGGTATACTAAACCGTTCGATTTTGCCCAATCAATATACTTCGATGCTGGTGTCCATTGAACTAAACCATAGCCACCACTCATATTCCCTACATTATCATTTTCCCAACGGTCTGCAATTATACCGCTCTCACTTTGCATATTTCCCAATAAAGCAGATACAGACTGTTGTGTCCAACCACGAGATGTAAGGTAATCCCATATTTGCTTGGCTGTTTCTTGTTGTCCCAATATACTTCCTCCTCTTTAGTTTTTTGTCTTATAAACTCGTCAGCTTAATCGACTGTAATTCCTAATATACAGCTATATAAACATAGGAATGACTCAAACTCGGAATCGAACCGACCGCAGTTTTGCTAGTCCAACTTTTGAGTCTTTATGAAGTATATCCAAACCGAATTAATTGATATTTTGTGCTTTTGACTTTTACTTCATAATACAAGTATATCAGCAAAAACAAGGGTTGAGGTGCCAATTTTATGCCAAAAACATGCTATTTTTCTCCCGATTTGTCCCATGATTTCAGATAAAACTAATAATATGAGGGTCAATGTCTTTTCTAAAGCGATAATAAATAAACTTAGCTTTCTTTTCTGAAATCTCAATTCCTTCGTTATCAAGTTCCATTATTACTCTGTACCAAGTAAGCCCACCGTAACCGAAGTGTTTCAGCCTTACAATTTCTTTTTCATTATAAATCAAGGAATCATACCATAGGTTGAATTGGTACATCAGGTCTTTGAGTTTGATGTATTCCTCATCATTTTCAAGAGCTTCTTTATTTAAGACATGACTTTCAGGTTCCGAACCACCAGAATAAGCTGTACGAATGCCTAAGTTATCAACTTTTTGCTTATAAAGATAACTGCTTTCAATTGATTTTATTCTGGCTTCAAGTCTGCCATTAACGTAATCTCCAATAATTCTATCTAACTTATCTGCCATTAATCAAATTCTCCTTTTGTGGTATAATTAAGTTAGAAATTCTTTCAACGAAGCCCGTTCCCAGCGGGCTTTTTTATTTTCATGCAAAACCAAGGCATTTTAAAATCCAGCCTATAACTAAACATGATATTCCAAATAAGAGCACATAGTATTTTGTTTTTTCGTAGAAATAAGTAAATCTACGGGTAATTGGTTTATAAATACTTCTATCAGAAGTTTTACCAGCTTTTTCTATGAAATTACAGACTATATCCATTTTCTCCTCTTTCTCCTCCAGTTGAGTTTAGCGAGTTCCTAGCTCAGTAATTTTTTATACTCTTTTAATCATTATTTCTTGTGATATAATTTAGTTGAGCTTATTTAGCTCAAAAAATATAGAAAGGAGAAATTCATGGCTAAAACAGATAGTGAATTAACTGCAGAAATTGTAGCAGCTTATCTTAGCAATCCTAATTTGACGTTTCATGAAAGCAAAATTCCAAAACTTATTGCTGATGTACATGAAGCTTTAAGTAAATTCTAGTGTTAGATATTAATCTCACTTGTTGACTCATTGATGTAAAAACATTAATGAGTTTTTTATTTACCTTGACTTTACCAATTAAATAATATAGTAAATATATAATATAATCGGAAAGTGTCTTTATATCTGTTAACCTCTATCCCTAAAGGTTTGACAGGTATTTTTTTATTTTTATTAAAACACTCTTTTTTTTGCGTTCAATCCATATGTTTATCAAGCCATTTCATGATAAATTTCACGATATAGCCACCTATCATTCCACCAATAAAGGCCAGTATTATATTAGCCATCATTCCTCCCATTCGTGAGCTGTAGAACAATATGGACAATAGAAACCTAAAGGTGCTTCATCCATCGGACTTTTTTTGCTTGCAAATTCATTTTTTAATCGAGCAAGTTTTTGTTCTGCCAGTTCAAGCCTTGTTGACATTTTTCCACCTCATTTCAAAACGCTGTCTAAACGAGCACATGCATGATATTTACCATTAATTTTAACGATTCTAAATGCTGATAACTTCACAGTTTTTCTAGTATATTGGTCTATTTCAACCACCAAATATTTGTCGGTAACTTGATAAACAGTCAAGAAACCACCACCATTAAAACAAATGCTATCCCCTCGATTTATTTGATTTTTATTGAACATTTACTTACCTCTTAGATTCTTTCGTGAATCATTCTTTTGAATTTTCTTTTAAACCGTGGTAATAGCCATTTAACCAAGCAGCTTCCCCAACTTCTTGTGCAGTCCCACCATTATCAACTAAATCACTAATCGCATGATCTAAACATTCACGGTGTTCATTTAGTGCTTTTTCTGAAATAGCTGCAATTGCGGCTTTCATCAACATTTTAATTAATTCGTTCATTTTTTTACCTATTCTTTTCTTTGTTATATTTGTGATTTACAATATATTTTTCAATGCATCAGAGATACTCTTTTTGTCAATAAATGCTCCAACTTTTTATTCTTTAAGTAATAATCATCTGCAACTTCTAAAGATACGCCTGTTAGATATACAATAAAGTGAATTGGAGTAATTTTTAAAGGTTTATTGGTATTTTCAATAAACTTTGTAAAATTTTCATAATCTTTGGCAGTAACGTCAGCAACAACTTCTGATACTGTTTCTGCGTAAAATTTTGCTAGTTCATATTTTTTAGCACTAGCTGGTACTTTTACCAATCTGCTTTTACCTCTTCGCTTTTCTTATTCATAGAAGACCATCCAGGAGCACCTTTTACAACTTTGTTACTTCTAAATCCTTGAATAGGTGTTAAATCATAGTCATCTTCCCAACCCTTACCGTTAAACCATGTGCTGCCATGTTTTATATAGTTTTGTTGGGTATTTTTAACTCTTATTTCTTCCAAATAATTTTCAAGCCCCGTTTTAATCTCTTCGTCTGTGGTTCCAGATTTTACAGCTCTTTTATAAGCTAATAGAGCTTTCGGTTTTCCTTTTTTGTTAGGATATATTTTCCAAAGATTGTTAAATCTAGTTTCTAAATCAAACTCTTTATCGGACTTGTCTGATATATTATTATTTGATATATTAATTGATTTATTAGTTGATATATTATCTTTAAAGTTTTCTTTAATACCCCCATAAAGATTTCTTTTAGGGGTATTAAAATTTTCTTTAATACCCCCATTAAGTTTATTTAAACAGGGGTAGATAAATCTTTTTTCGATTTCTCTACCAGAATATTGATATTCGAGGTTTATATATCCTTTATCCTGCAACTTACTCAGGGTATTTGAAATTGTAACTTTTGTTTTGCCGTACCTTTTAGCAAGATAAGCATTTGAAGGAAAGATACTTCCAAAAGAATTAGCCATCGTGTATATTTCACTAAAAAGAAGTTTTTCAAAATCATTTAAATCATCAGCTTCCACAATTGGAACTGGGATTTGATTGAAGAATTTTGTACTTTGTTCCAAACTTTCTCCTTTCTTCTATATTTATTTCAAGTTTTATTTTTCAAATTAAAAGCTGGCGATGAGTGTTTATGTGCAGGCACTGAATACTCATTGACTTTACGGCTCGTTACGCCACCCTCCAGCTTTGGCTAAATACGAAACCACCGCCCAAGATGGCTTTGCTTAAAGTTGAATTATTTCTAATCCTACTGCTCAGGATTTTTGAGGACTGCAGTTTGCTCATGGATTTAGTTTTGACCTACTGGAAATAATTCATCCATAATTGGTTCTTCTTCATCAACGACTGTCTGAGCGGATTCTTTAATTCGAATCCAATCGGCAATAGACATAATCGCTTCTGACGGTTCCATATTTTTCCAATACTCAATATCTTTATCACTCGCATTATGAGATGCTGCAGCCGCAAAAGCTTTATCATATTGCGCTTTTAATTTATTAGCTTTTTCCTTTGATTCTTGTTGCTCTTTTGGGTCAATGGCAGGTTGAGGAATCTCAAACTGCTTAGCAATAATTTGTTGGAGCGTCCCTTTAGTTTCTTCATACCGTAGATTAGAAATATCGAATTGTCGATTATGATTCCTGTCAAAATAAGCTCGAATCTCTACATCTTGGTCTTTCAAAATAATATTTTTCATTGCTCGGCGTAGTGCTGGAGTATAACCAATAATCTCGCCTGTTTTTTTATCAAATTCTTCTACATCACGACTAAGCAAAATAATCGTTTTATCCCGAAATTTGCTCATTAATAAACTTTGCATGTCTTTAAAAAGACTATTTATTTTCCCCCATGCTCGTTGCGCCGATTTTTGATTACTGAATTCATTACGAAGCAGGCTTTGGGTACGTTCGTCAAAATCTTCAATTAAGTCAATAACAAGAACCTCCCAGCTATCAGAGCTTTGTTCTGCTATATTTAAAGCTTGAAGAAAATTAGTAACAACCTGCTCTGCTTTTTGTGGAAACTCAAAATCAATTGCCATATATCCTTGGCGGTTTGCGTTACCATCTGTGCTAATAAACAAAGCTCGTTCTGGGCTACTTGCGAACTTAGCAGCTAAAGTCGTCTTACCAGAGCCGCCACAACCTGAAATCAATATACGGTTCAATTTTGGCTTTCTTACTCCTGCAGGTTTAATTTGCATTACCATACTTCTACCTCTAATTCTTCGTATTTTTTATTTTGGATACAGCAGTCACAGTTATGACAAAAGTATCCATCCATTCCTTCATGCTCAATATTATGAGCGATGTTATCCAACTCAGATAACACAGTTTGAACAAGAATTTTATCCGAAATGTCAGCAAGTTTTCCAAAATCCATCGTAATTGTCTTGATATTTACTGGCAGTTTCTTGGTAAAACCTACAATTTTTCCAACTACTGTATAATCTAATTTTGTATAATCAGAGAATTCTTGAGCAACTAACCATGCGTATAAAGCCAACTGCTCTCTATAATGGCTGTACCATTCCAAATAAGCTCTGATATTTTTATCAAACACATCTTCAAAACTTGCGGCCGTTTTCCAGTCAATTATTTCAATGATCTTATTTTCGTGGTCAAACCTTAAGACATCAATTCTTCCACTAATCACAAAATCATCATAATCAGCTCTGATATAGAGTTCTTTGTGAGTATGTAAAGTATCGAAAGACTGATAAGTTTCGGTTTTTTTCACTTCATTGACTGCCATCACAATATCTTTAAAAACTTTTTTAATAGCTTGATTCTTCTTGCCTAGATTGCCCATCATATCCACAGAGTGCTCTTGAACAAAGTCATCAGTAATTTTTTCTCCCTCAAGCATTGCATGAGCATAAAGGCCAACTAGCATGGCTTCTGTAGGAGATTCAGCGTACCTTTTTGCTTTTCTTTCCCTTAATCTAAAAGGGCATTCCTGAAAAGTTCTAATATCAGAAAAACTAAATCTTGGCTTTTCTTCGGTCATTTAATATTCTCCGTTTCTTATTTTTGTTGAAACGTGATATAATCTAGGTATAAAATTTATAAGACACATCACGTCTTAGTCCGCATTCCCGTGCGGGCTTTTTTAGTTCCAAACTTTTTTCCAGTCTGAAATACATTCATTAAGCATTGCAGCTTTATCAGTAGCAAGCTCTTGCTTATTCTTTTTGCGTGAAGTCATATAAAGACTTCCGTCTGGCCGTTCCCAAGTTTCAAAGACTACTACTCCACGATTTTCTCGTTTGATTAAATCATGATAGATTTGTCCAACAGTCGTTGGCAACACTCGGACTTTGCGTCCGTTTATGATTGTTGTTTCCATTATTCCCTTTTCTATGTATGCGTTTTAATCCTCCAAGTGCTATAATTACTGTGAGCAGATATTTGCGGTATTTGCTTAGTTTTATGGAAAGGAGGAATGAGTGATGAACAAATTAGAAATAACTTCGTTTGAATATGCTGTAGCAGTATTAAACGAGTTTGCTGCTTATGAAAATGATGAGTTTGTTCCTTTCGAGATTATTTGGAACACTTCACTTGGTCTTGCTAAAGCTAAAACAGTCATATATGACAGTAACAGTCGTCCAGTGGTTAAGGAATCAATAGCTTATGAAAGTATTCAGCAGCAATCTTATAACACCACTTTTAAAGAAGCAGATTCATTTTCATTTATTCGATATGAAGTAGCAAGCTACTTCACCAATGAAGGTCGTAGCGTAAGAAACATGTACCTATTGAAAAGACCTGATTGGTTAATGCTAAAGTTGCTGGAATTAACAAAAGTTGAATTTCCAGTCAACATTGACACTCCAAATTATTCAACCATTTATGATTTTGAACTAATCGATGGCTCTATGAAATTACCATTTATTCATAGCGATTCTATTGAAATCAAAGAACCTATCAGCTTAATTTCAAAAAATTAGATTCGTATTTGATTAAGTTGTAAACGTATTGAAGGCTTGCATACGCTTGTTCGTGTGTTAAGTCTTCTTTTTTTAATAAATCAAGTATTTTTAATCCTACTTCATCCATTTTTGGTTTTCCAAATAAATCTAATGGTAAGTTATCTCGTTTGAAGTCTTTTAAATATCTATCTCTTGCATTTTCTTCTTCTGATTCTTTTGTAACTTTTAAATCTTCTGGATTCATAAATTTCTCTTTTCTAGCGGAGCACCGCATTTAATAAATTAACTTTGTGTGCGGAGGTCATGAGTGCCTCCTCTTATTTGATAACTGATTGACGCTTTTTAAGCTCTTGCTTATACTCAGGAGTATTTACAAACTGCATGAAATCTCTGATTTCTTTGTATCGAAATCTACGCCCATTCATGAAAATACCAGACTTAAATTGTGGAAATAGCTCCATTGCTTTTCTACGTCGATAAACAGTTTGGTCATGGATGGAAAACTTTTCCGCTACTTGCTGAGTAGTCAAGTAATCATCATCTTTATATTCCACCTGAACTCCTTTCTAAGCTTCAAAATCAAAACTGGTTTGTGAGTTCAATCCACGAATTTCAAGCGTTGTATTGAACGATGGTTGCCACATATCAAGATATTCTGTTGCTTCGTCATAACGGCTTAGGGGAATATCGCTATACTTCACAACATCGAAACGATTGTTCAAATCTTTATAAAATTCTCTAAATACCTTAGCTCCTAATTTCTTATGAGCATTTGAATACTTACCGCCAGTAAACATATAAACTTTGCTTGCTACTTTCTTTTGCAAAACTTTAGCTTTATTTGACGGTAGTCCAAATCGGTCAGTCAAATCAAGAACTGAATTTTCGATTTGTTCGACTTTTTTATTCAAGTTCACATTACCTTGAGCGAGTAATGCAATTTGTTGTTCCGGAGTTTGCGGTAAAAGCTGTTGTTTGAGTTCTTTTTCAACTTCAATAAAATATTGACGAGCCTGTTTTCCTTTTTCGTTACGTTGAATCATGGAAATTTCTTTGGCCATGTCAAGTTTGAGGGCATGGTCTTGAAGTTCTTGTTTAGCTAGGGCGTTAAAAACTTTACACCCTACAAAATCAATATTTTCAACAAAACCATATTTGAGCATGCGTTCAAACCACGTTGAGTATCGTTCTGTTATTTCTAAAAATCCATGTAGTTCACGACCACTTACTACTTGGTCGTTATTTTCATTTTGGGTGATTGTAATTAATTGATTCATTTTTCCTCCTAATCTAATTCAATTCCTAAAATATCTGCCGCTAGCCAAATTTTTTGACCAACTGAGTCAGCAAATTCTTTTCGAGAAACTTGCTCTCCGTCTTCATTTTGGATTCCATAATCTGAGAAGGCTGCTTTTATTAATTCGTTTGCTTCAATAAGTGAAGACTTAACTGTTACTTCTTGTTCGTCATTTTCATTTGACGAAATTTTAATTAATTCGTTCATTTCTGAATCCTTTCTAACTAGCTTTTCGTACGAAATTTTCGTATTTTTTTCCTAAAAAAATATCATTATAATCTTTATCAAAAAATAATAAGTATTTTTTCAATAGTTGATTTTTAATATTCCCACTATCTTCTTCCATATTTTGAATAGTTCGCGATGATACTGAAAATTGTTCAGCTAACTCTGCTTGAGTCATTTTTTTTGATTCTCTTAATTCTTTAAGAGTCCATGATTCTGCCATACTGGCTCCTTTCTTAATTGTAGTTTAAATTTAATGTTTTTGTTATTACCCTCGATGCTATAATATTTTTAGAGTAAGCGCTACCTCTAATAGTGCTTGCTCCCAAATATTATAGAAAGGAGGTAAGTGATATGAAATTAACTCACGACTGCGCTCTAGATATCATGTTATATTTAGAGACAAACTTAAAGCTAAATGGTAATATCGATTCTGTCAAATTAGTAAAAGCTTTAAATAGATATTCAGAAACATATGTACTTTATAATATTTCTCAGCTTTTAAATAGTGGATATATTTCAGCACTATCACTAGAAACTTTGGTTTCAACTGCATATATCATTACAGATATAACTCCTGCAGGGCATGCATATATAAATGATCACTAATCCCCCTTTCTTAGAATCACTTCGTATTTACGATTCTTAGGTTCTAATTCATCTAAAGGCGATCCAACAATCATTTCAATCTTCAAAGAGGTTTTGTATATATCAATGCCTTTTTGGAGGTTTATTTTTTGAATACCTTTTACTTCCGTATCGTCTAAAAAAAGCTTCCCATCAACTATTTTTATTTGATTCAAATCCATATTTTCTCCTTTCATTAAAATTATTCTGCATACGCAGTAAAGGAAGTTCAGGAATCGAACCTGTTCGCCAGTCTTCCCTGCTCGTTGTGAGCGATATCATAACTCCGTGATATAATGTAAGTGACTAAACTAAAATTATATTGGAGGTTTTATGAATAATTTAGAGATCTACTCAACAGTAGCCACAGCTGCTGCTGCTATAATATCTTTACTAATTTCATTTTATTTGATCCAAAAAGATAGAATAAAGTTAGATATAGATTTGTCCCCTAATGCAGAATGGATATCTCTTCTGCTACTAGATGATGGTCGTAGCATTTATAACGAAAATGGTTTAATTAAAACAAACATAAGAATAATAAATTCATCAAATCATGATGTAAGTTATTTTGATCTTAGAATCATAGATGATGATCTTAATGAATTAGTGTTTTACAATAAGTTACAACATAACATATTCAACAATCTTCAACAAACTAATGTAATAGCCGGAGCACTTCCAAATGGAGCTACAGTCACTCTTAATATACCGGAATCAGATTTCGGTATATTAAAATCAAAAAGTGTTACATCTATAGACATAGTTATTTCTTCAGAATCTAAAATAAAAAGCCTATTTATTATGTTTAAAATAACAAATAAAAAACGATTATTTAAAAAAATAAAATTTGGTTATATTAATTCACCGTACGAGTCATTTTCTGGGTCATCTCTGGTGGAAGAATCAAATAAACCGAGCTACAAGGAAGTTTATGATTCAATGCATAACTAATAGCCTCTTTCTCTTTATAGAAAAATTTATTTTTACCAATAATCCCATATACAATGCTATATTCTGCCATTATACGACTCCTCCCGCCCCTCTGGGGCTTTTTATTTGCCAAACTTGCTACTTACGCTGAGTTGAATACAACGTGTAACTACATTCACAGAAGCTTCGCAACTGTTTTGTTCGTTCGCTTGTTTGACTTTATGAGTTAATTATAATACGTTTTTTTCGTATTGTCAAGAATAAAATTTCCTTTTTTCGTATTTTTTGTTGTTTTTTCGTATTTTTTTTCGTATAATATGTTTATGAAAAAAGAAATCAACAAACAAAGAATGCAAGCTATTTCTTCTAATATTACAAAATATAGGAATGAACGAGGAATCACTCAAAAGGAACTCGCTGAGAATATTGGAATTACTCCCTCAACATTGAGTGATTATATTAACTTAAGAAGTGCCCCTTCTTTTGGGGTAATACAAAAATTAGCTGATTTTTTTGGAGTTCAAAAAACTGATATTGACTCTGAATATCAGTTGATGAATAATATTAAATCAACTGGTCAATCTTCTGTTTTATCTAAAATAACTCAAATTAGTTCAGAACTTGACGAGCCAAGACAAAAAGTTGTGCTTGATACTGCTTCTACTCAATTAGAAGAACAGAAAAAAGAACAGGCAAAGATTGTATCTATTAAAACTCAACAACAAAAACAAGGTATTGACCTTGCCGATTTAGTAGATGATAGTAAAGTTGATTGGGACAAATGGGTTTCGTTTGATGGTAAGCCATTAACTGATGAAGTTAAGGAAGCTATGAAAAAAGCACTTGGAAAACAATTAGAAGACAAATAAGGAGGTTTCTATGAGCAGACAGGAGCTTTTAGAATATCTCCTCAAAGAAATTGAAAAATGTGGGTTTAAGATTGTTGATGTTGGATTATTTCCAGTTCCCGCAGCCGTTAATGTTGATAATAAGATAATGATTTACAACTCTAAAGAAGCATCTCCTTTTGAGATTGCTCATGAACTAATTCATATTTTAAATAAAGATAATCATCGTGGAGATTACTTTGATGCTACTAACCCTCAAGAAGTTATAGCAAATCGTGAAGCCATTCTCCTTCTGTGGGAAATATTTGAAGCTAACGGGGGAAGCTACGAATATTTTAATGTATTTGTAAATACAACAGATGCACCTTTTGAGCTTGCTGAATCAATCATCAAAAATGAATATTTAGAGATGCATGAAGCTATCACTGAAATATTTGAAGGTGAAATAAAAGTTAGCATTAACAAACAAGAGATGCATGGGTATATTGTAGATTACATAAGTTATTTTGATGTAATTGAGACTGTTAGCATTTACGAATTTTTAGATCGATATCATTTAAGTCATAATTTCTACGAAATGGCAAAAAAAGAATTCCAACAACTATTGGGAACTACTTAAAAACTACGAGCAATATCTTGAACCTCGTTAAAAGCTAGGTTAGGAGATTTAATATTTATGGAAAAGAAAAAAGAATCAAAAGTTTTAGCTATTATAGCTTTAATAATTGGGATACTTGCGTTAATTCTATCTTGGGTACCTATTGTAAATAATTTTGCAGCGGTATTAGCAGTCGTTTCTGCTATTCTTGGATTAATTGCAATTATCATGAATAGAAAAAACAAAAAAACTTTGAGTATTGTTTCTTTTGTTATATCAGTTTTAGCTTTTATTATTGTCTTAGCTACTCAATCTATGTATTCGAATGCTATAGATAGTGTTGGTAAGAAAGTTAATAGCGATATTTCAAGTTCGCAAAAGAAAGCTGATGAGAACTTTAAATGGGCCAAAACTGACTACGATGCACTAGTGGTTGGTGATACTATGACTGGAGCTGGCGGGACAAACTATGATGGACTTGAAGCAAAATTTGGCACTCCATCAGATTCAAATGAATCATCTAGTGGAGATTATACCGTCAAAGATGTATCTTGGAATAATATGGGGGCTTCAAAGTATAAATCAATTTCATTAACTTTTGTTAAACAAGCAGATGGTAGCTGGCTCTTGTCACATAAATACCAATCAGGATTAGAATAAACTAAAAAATCCACCCTATCTTTGGTCGGACGAGGGTGGATTTAAACTATAAAGTAGTAAAAAGGCTTCAATAAGCTTTTTTACTATACCATTCTATCAGAAATGAGGTATAAAAAGCAAATGTGGGTAGAAGATTTACCTAATGGCAAATATAAGTATTGTGAGCGCTATACAGATACTAAAGGTAAGACAAGGAAAGTATCAGTAACACTAGATAAGAATAGCTCTAGGGCGCAAAATGAAGCTTCTAGGCTATTGTATAATAAAATAGATGCAAAGCTTGAAAAAGAAAAACAAAAAATTGAAGATGAGCAAAATAAAATAGCTTCTATCACCTTCTGGGAAGTCCAAGACGAATATTTTTCAATTTATGAAGAGACAGTAAAAGCTAAAACTGCCTCACTAAGAGATACAGCAAAGAAAAAAATTAGAAGTTTAGTTAGTGAAGAAATATTATTATCAGAAGTTAACTCTGTTTTTATTTTAGAGATATTGGAAAAACTATATTATAAGGAAAATTATTCTTATTCTTATATTAAGACACTTAAGGCATCTTTTAATATGGTTTTAGACTACGCTATATCAAAAGAATACCTGTCAGTTAATCCTATTCCTAATGTTAAAATCAAAAAGAAAGTCTTAACTTTAGAACAAAGGGAAAAGAAAAAAGAAAAATATCTTGAGCGTAGCGAATTAAAACAAGTCATAAAAGATATGGCATTAATAGATAAATCAACCGCATTATTAATTGAATTTATGTCACTTACAGGTCTAAGATTTGGAGAATGTGTAGCAATTCAAAACAAGAATATTGAGAATAATGTTTTACATATAAACGGTACATGGGATAGTGTTTCTAACTCTAAAACAACAACAAAAAATATTTATTCAGATAGAAAAATCACGCTACCTAAAAGATGCCTTCAAATAATCGAAGAATATCCTTTAAAATATCCAAAGGATAAAATAAGCAAAGATAATTATATATTTATTTATAAAAACAATAAGCCATATAACATTTCTGTTGTGAATAGCAGACTAAAAAAAATAAATTCATCTAAAAATTTAAGTACTCATATTTTCAGACATACTCATATTGCTTTGCTAACTGAACTTGGCATACCATTGAAGTCCATCATGGAAAGAGTGGGTCATAATAACCCTCAAACAACTCTTTCTATATATTCTCATGTAACTGAAGAAATGAGTAAAAATATAATAGAAAAACTAAATGAAATAGACCTCTTAAATTAG